GGAAATTACTATAAATCAAATCCTATAAGATTTAATTTTGATTTATTATCAAATCAAGACTTTATTGATATAAATCAAACAAAATGGTTGAGAAATACTACACCATATTCAGTATTTTTAAACAACAGTTATTATGATGGATTTGTACAACCAGATAAATTCATACAAAACTATCCAATAATCACATCCACGGTTCCTGGATTTGTTGATGAATTAAAGGTTGTTAATTTTGGCGATAATTACTCAATTAATGATAATATTTTCTTTAACAATGAAGGTTCTAGTGGTTCTGGAGCATATGCATCTATTAAAGAAATATCTGGAAGATCTGTACAAAATATTGTATATAATTCTTCAGTAATTGATAATGTTGAAATTGTTCCATATAATAATAACGGTACATTTATTGGATTTGCTACAGAACCACATAATTTATCAGTATCAGATTTGATTAGAATTCAAAATCTTTCAAATTTAAATACACAGTTTGATGGAATTTATAAAGTTGGAATAACAACAAATCAATTAACACTAACCCAAAACATTCCAGATTCCTCAATAACAGGTATTGTTACTTACATTAATGTTATTGGTACATTGACTATACCAGATCTTAGTGTAAATGATGTATTGGGAATTGGAACAGAAAAGGTTAAGGTTTTAGAGGTTGATACACCTAGCTCCAGAATAAAAGTAAGAAGAGAATATGATTCCACACTTGGAGTGGCACATTCTCAAGGAATTACTATCCAAGAATATCCAAGAAAGTTTTTTGTTAATATTGGTCTTACTGATATATCAAATTATAAATTAAATAAAGAACTCTATTTTTATCCAGCAGAAGCTATTTCTATACCAAGTGAGAATGTACTACCATACTCTAATCCAGTAGATTTCTCCAATTGGTCTTCATATGTTGTTGGATCTGGATCTACCGTTACTGTAACTTATTACAATCATCCAGCTCCAAATAATACAATATCTGCAGCAAAAGTTCAAGTAGGTGTAGTAACATCAACAGAAATTTCTGGAATACTAAATGGACCTGTAACATTATCATCTGATGATTACACAATATCAGTATTTTTGAAAGGTCAATTTGGTGGGGAAATTGTTTATTTAATAGTTGAAGATGGATCTAATTTTATTGCACAGCAATTAGTATTAACTAGTTCTTGGAAAAGATATTCAGTATCTGGCACCGCAAATGCTGGACCTCACGACTTTTTTGTTGGTGGTTGGGGTCCACAAGGATATACAATACCAGAGTCTACATTTTACATTTGGGGGGCACAAATAGAATCTGGGAATGTATTAACTCCGTATATAAAAACTGAATCTTCTATTGTATTAAGAGCAGATAATGAAGTTGGAACTACTTATTTCTCAAATCCTGGATTTGGTATTAAAGAAGTAATTATTCCACAAAATTCAATTTATTTACCAGGTCATAATCTCAATACTGGAGATACTTTAATCTATAAAAATAATGGAAATAATTCAATCCAAGTTTCATTTGCTACAACGACATTCCCATTAGCAAATAATAGTGAACTATTTGCAGTTAGATATTCTGATACTTTTATTGGGATATCTACTATAAAGGTAGGATTAGGTACAACTGGTTCTTATGTTGGAATTGGAACTACTGCATTAGGAAATATTCTAACATTTTCTGGATATGGCACTGGATTGGACCATAGTTTTGTTACAAACTATGATAATATTATATCAGGTGACATTTATAGAAAGGATGCAGTAGTAACTACAGATAGAGAACATGGATTAAGAGTATCTGATATAATTGATATTAATGTTATTTCTGGAATTCAAACTACAGTTTATATTAGTTACGATGATTTAAATAGGAGATTGTTGGTAAATCCAAGATCATTTACCGCACTAAATGTAGATACTAATGAAAATACTATATCTATACTTAATCATGGATTTGAATTGGGTTCCAAAGTAATACATAATTCACAAACTCCAACTGGAGGTCTGAATAATGCTCAAATATATTACATAATTCCAATTAGTGAGAATTTAATAAAATTATCAAATAACTATTACTCCTCAATATTATCATCAACTGAAGTTGAGTTTGTAGATCTTACTTCTGCATCATTTGGTACGTTGACACCTATTAATCCAGAAATAAAGGCGATAGCAAATTCCACTGTTATATTTGATTTGTCAGATCAATCCTTATCCATTAATGGCGTACCCTCATTCGATTTTAACCTTTATACGGATAGTCAATTTAAAAATAAATTCTTCAACACACAAAGTAACTTAAAGCAATTTAATGTATTCAAATCAGGAACTATCGGCATTGATGGTGGACGCTTAACATTGATAATAGATGAAAATGTACCAAAAAATTTATATTATACATTAACTCCAATTAATTATGACGGTGCTTCTGCTGCAAAACTAGAATATTTTGAAGATGACTTTAATGTAAAAAATAATAATAAATTTAGCATTGTTCAGAGTGAGTTCAGTAAAAGAACAACTATTACTGGTGTAACAACAAATACATTTAGATATTCTTTAGTAAATACTCCAGAAAAATCTGGATATACAGTATCAGAAGGTATTACTACTTACTTCACAAATTCTCCTTCTGCTATAGGCCCAGTATATTCAACTAATGTCAGTTCCAAAGGAAGAGGTTATAGAAAATTACCTACAGTTGTAAATATTAGTAGTGGACTTGGAACTAATGCTATTTTCTTACCAGCAAGTAAAACTTTAGGAAAAGCATCTGAAGTTGAAATTACTGATATTGGTTTTGACTATCCAGTAGATTATACTTTAAGACCATATGCTAAGTTTCCAAATGTATTTAAAATTGAACCTCTTTCCAAATTTAAAGAGATAAAAATAATTTCTCCTGGAGTAAATTATTTTGTTCCACCGCAATTATTAGTTTTAGACGGATTTACTGGAAGAGTTAATGATGAAGTAGATTTAAGATATCAAATTGGAGACATTGAAGTAACTATTGTAAGAAATACAACTGGTTTGTATAACGTTAAGCCTGTCATAATTCCAATTAATAATCCAAATGGTACTAGAATTAGTAATATTTCTTATAATAGTACTACTAAAGAAGTTACCGTTGGATTAGGTATTAGTTATACTTCAGAAGACCAATTCCCATTTATAATTGGTGAAAAAGTAATTGTAGAAAATACAAATATTGATTTGGTAGAAGGTGGTAGAGGATATAACTCTGCAAATTATGGTTATGTATTATTTGAAATAATAGATGCCAATTCAAATATTGGTGTAGAAGAAGATCCCTTTATTGTTTATAGTTTGCAAAGTTTATTGGGACCAAACCAAAGTCCTGGAATATATGATTCTTTTGAATCATTTGGTACAGTTACTCCAGAGAGATATTTCCCAAGTTTTGACATAAAATTAGAAAAAGATTCTTTCAGGGTAGGAGAAATAGTTACAACAGATTCTGGATCTATTGGTGTGGTTCAAAATTATGATCAAGCAAATGAATACTTAAAAATTAGAACAAAGTATCAATTTAAAGTTAATGATTTAATTGTTGGTGCATCTTCTGGAAATAAAGGTGTAATTTCATCTGTAGAAGGTGCTGAAGGAATCTTTGATGTCCGTTCTAATAGCATTACCAGAAAAGGATGGCAAAAACAAACTGGATATTTAAGTGATGGATTACAAAGAATTCATGATAATGACTATTATCAGTATTTTTCATATTCATTGAAGAGTCCAGTAAGTTATGAAATTTGGAATCCTGTAGTAAGTAACTTAAACCATACTGCTGGATTTAAAAAATTTGGAGAATTATCTATAGAATCATTCAATGCGGATGAAGTTGGAATAAGCACATCTCAAGATTTCGGAGCACTGATTGCAATTTCTGACCTAGTTGAGGTTGTTGATTTAAATTGCGTAAAAGATTTTGATGTTGCTAGAGAAAAAAGTATATTAATAGATGAAACATTAGTTTCAAATGAAATTATATTCAGACTACCATTCCTACAAAGATATCAAGAATTTATTGGCAATAGAGTATTAAAAATTGATGATATTAGTAACCAATTTGATAATAATACTAGAAGTTTTGACTTATATAGTAACAACTATCCAATATTCAAAGTACAATTTAATGCAAGTGATCCAAATATTGTTGACTTGGCAGATGCGAGTGTTAACTTAATTAATCATTATTTCGTATCAGGTGAAGAAGTTGAATATATTCCACAAGATAATGATTTTAATAATGCGATAGAAATAGTGCCCACATTTATAAGTGGAATAGGGGTTACTACAAAATTACCACCATCAATTTACGTAATTAAGGTAGATAACCAAAGAATTCGTTTTGCTTCTTCACCAGAAAATGCACTTTTATTTAACCCAGTATCTATCAATTTAACTTCAGTTGGAATTGGAAGTACTCACATTTTTAAATCAAAAATTCAAAATACAAAGGCACTGATTACAATCAATGGAACTATACAAACTCCAATAGTTGGAACAGCAATAACCTCTGCTCTTAGCAACTCTGTAGGAATAGGTTCTACTATTATTGGTGTTGTTGGTATTTCTTCATTCTTTGGTGGTGATTTAATTCAAATCAATGAAGAGATTATGAAGATTACTGCTGTTAGTTCAGCATCTACTACATTTACTGTATTAAGATCATGGATGGGAACTGTAGAATCTTCTCACAATACTAATGACCAAATAATTAAACTTTCTGGAACTTACAATATTATTGATAATACAATCAATTTTATTGAACCAATGTGGGGTAATCTACCAATTGGATTTGGAACTACAGCAACATCTTCTGGTGAAATAGATTATGCTGGATTGACAACTAGTAGTAGATTTAGTGGAAGAGTATTCATAAGATCGGCACTTAACCAAGCATTTACTACAAGTTTTGTAAGAGCGTATGAAACTAACTATATCTTTGATGATATATCAGATCAATTTAATGGTATTACTACACAGTTTACATTAAAGCAAAATAGCTTAGATGTAGATGGTTTGACGGCAGGTAACGCTGTTATTCTTATTGATGATATATTCCAAGGTCCTCAAAGACTTGGTAACGTATTGACTAATATTCTTGGTGATTACAAAATCGAAGAATCTGCTGGCGTATCTACTTTAGGATTTACTGGCAATATAGCAAATTATAGTTTAACTCAAGACATTAATGTTAATAGAGTTCCAAAAGGTGGTGTAATTGTTTCAGTTGGTTCTTCAAATGGATTTGGATATCAACCATTGGTTTCTGCTGGTGGAACTGCAATAGTTTCAATTGCTGGCACTATACAATCAATATCAATAGGAAATTCTGGTTCTGGATATAGAGTTGGTATTCAAACTATAGTTAATATTGGAGTTCAAACATATAGTTCTGGAACTCCTAATATAACTTTTGTTGGATATGCAACAGTATTAAATGGTAATGTTGTTGGTCCTGTAGTAATTACAAATCCAGGTAGTGGTTTTACGTCATCAAATCCACCAGAAGTTATCTTCGATGACCCATTAAGTTATTCAAATATCCCACTAATTTATTCTTCAGATTCTCCACCAAATGGAATTGGAACTGGTGCGATTGTTGATATTGTAGTTGGTCAAGGTTCCAGTGTAATTAATTTTGAATTTAAAAATTATGGCTATGCTTATGGACAGGGAGACATTCTAACAGTTCCTGTAGGTGGTCTATCTGGAATACCAACATCTTCTGGACTACCATTTAATGAATTTAAAGTTTTTGTGGATTCCACATATAGATCTAAGTTCTCTGGATGGAATGTTGGTGATTTCTTAGTATTAGATAATATTGAACAATTCTTTAATGGAAGAAGAAGACTGTTCCCATTAAGTATTAATGGAGAAAGAATTTCTTTCTTTGCAAGACAGAATTCTGGAATTGATTTACAATCTAACCTTTTAGTATTTGTTAATGATATTTTACAAACTCCTGGAGAAGGATATACCTTCACTGGTGGTAGCGTTTTAAGATTTAGTGAAGCACCAAAAGGAGGTATCGCTGGTATTTCTACGAAAGGTGATAGATGTAAACTATTAATTTATACTGGAACACAAACCATTGACGTTAAACAAGTTGATGTTTTACCAACTGTAAAAATTGGAGATGAAGTTCAACTTTATAATGATACAGATGAAACCTTAAATCAAGAAGATAGATTGGTAATTGATATTAGTGCTGCAGATACAATTATTACCAACAACTATGCTGGTCAAGGTGTTGTTGCAGATGAATTATTTGAAAGACCAATTAGTTGGTGTAAACAGACAGTAGATAAAATTATTGATGAAAATGAAGTGGCTAAAGATAGAATTTATTATGAACCAGCAATAACACCATCTACAAATATTTTACATAATGTTGGATTAGGTTCTACTGCTATTTTTGTATCTTCACTAAGACCATTTTTTGATTATCCTTTAGAAGGAATATCTATTGATGAAAAAACTACAATAGAATTAGTATCACAAGAAGATTTAGTTACTGCTACCGCAGAAGCAATAATTTCTGTAGGAGGAACAGTATCTTCAATATCAGTAACAAATCCAGGATTTGGATATACCGTTGCACCAATGGTTACTATACAGTCTCCAGGATATGCAACGTCAGTATCTTCTACTGCCACAGGAATAGCATCAATTTCTTCTGGTATAGTTACATCTATTCAAGTTAGTTTTGGTGGAACTGGATATGTTTATGGTCCAGTTGAAGCATTATCAATTTCTGCTCAAGGTTTAGGGTTCCCAAGAATTGATCCATCTACAAATAGGTTTATCAAAGCTAAATTAAAATCAAAAACTGGAATTGGTGTTAATGCTACTGCTACTATTACTTTAAATCCATTTACTTATAACATTACAACATTAGAAATAATTGATGGTGGTTATAATTATCAACTTGGTGATCAATTATTCATAGACACTTTTGATAATGTTGGACTAGCATCAACACAAAGAAAATATGCTTTGACTAGACCAATGGAATTTACAGTATCTGCCATTAAACCCCCAGTCGTTTTAGTATCCCCTCCAGCTAGAAAAATTGAATCTATATTCTCAGTCACTTATTCTGGTGATTATGGAAATATAGTTGGTGTTGGAACTACTAATGTTGGAATTTCTACAGGAGTAGTATTTGATTTTTATATTCCATTAAATTCCATTTTAAGAAGAGATTATTCTATCTTTACATCAGGAATTCAAACAGGTCAGTATTTTGTAGTTACAGATTCATCTCTAGGTAATTCTTCAGTATCTTTAACATCTTCCAATGGTGTATTGGGAATTGGTTCTACATGTTTAGATAATGTATATGAAGTTATATCAACTTCTCTAATTAATAGATATATTCCTTCTGATGGTATAACAACAAGTGTTGTTAGAGTTGTGACAAAAATTGCTAACTATAATGGTTTGACTGGAATAGCATCTACAGCATTCTATGGCAATTATAGTTGGGGTAGAATAGATACTCCAATTAGAACAAGACCAGTTGAATTTAACATTGAAACAAATCAATTTGTTGGCATATCATCAAATCCAATAGTAAGAAGGGCATTCCCATTAAAATATCTTGGATATATTGTTTAATAAATAGAACAAAATAAGCTAATAGGCAATGTCTGCAATTATAACTGATCAATTGAGAATTAAAAATGCTAGGTCATTTATAAATGAAATTAGATCTAGTGATAATTCATATTACACTTTTATTGGTCTTCCTAATGCGTCGGAAATAAGTTCTACATGGGATTCTTATCCACCCCCACCAAAAGATAGTTTTAATGAACAAAATGATTATTGGGATAGTATTATAGCATTAAAAAAAATTGGAGTAGATGATGTAAGGCCAGTTGTTAGAAGAATTCCATGGGTTTCTGCTACAATTTATGATATGTATCGTCATGATGTAACACGAACTAATCTATCCAGACCATCCAATAAAACTAGTTTATATTCTTCAAACTTTTATGTAGTTAATAGCGAATACAGAGTTTATATTTGTTTAAATAACGGGGTAGATCCAGAAAACCCAAACGGAAGACCATCATTAGATGAACCTAAATTTACAGATTTAGAACCAAGATCTGCTGGTATTAGTGGTGATGGTTATATTTGGAAGTATTTGTTTACTATTAGTCCAAGTGATGTAATAAAATTTGATTCTATTAATTTTATTCCATTACCAGTTGATTGGGAAACAAACACCGATTATGCTTCAGTTAGAAATAATGCTTTAAGTAGCGGACAAATAAAAATTTCTACTATTACTAATAGAGGATTTTTAGTTGGTCCACCAAATACAACTTACTCTAGAGTACCTATAAAGGGTGATGGATTTGGTGCTGAGGCAACAATAGTTGTAAATAATGATTCTAAAGTAGAATCAATTACCATTACTAATGGTGGAACAGGATATACATACGGTTCAGTAGATTTAATTGGTGGAAATGTACCTTTAGGTAACACCACACCAACTTTTGATGTTATTATTCCTCCAAGTAATGGACACGGATATGACATTTACAGAGAACTTGGTTCTACAAATGTTCTAATTTATTCTAGAATAGAAAATAATGATCAAAATCCAGATTTTGTTACTGGGACAAAAATTGCTAGAATTGGTATTGTAGAAAATCCAAACTCATTTGAATCAAATACTATTTTGACTGATGATAGAGCTAGTGGTGTTTATGCCTTAATGTTAAAAGGATTAAGTCCAAATACTGATGATTATAAGATAACTACTTTTCAACCAAATGCAATTATAACTCAGACAGTTGGTACTGGTGTAACAGCAGTTGGAAAAGTAATTTCATATGATCAAACAACAGGAGTTTTGAGATATTGGCAAGACCGCACAATGGTCGGTTTTAATACAGATGGAACACAGAATCAATCTCCAAAATATGGATATAATATAAATCGTTTTACTTCAGAAATTACTGGTTCTGGCACATTAAGAATTGTTGGTGGTAATAAAGATTTATATATTGATTCTGGATTTGGTTCAGAAAACAATCCTGGTATAAGTACTGTCATAAATAATAAAACATATTACCTAGGACAAACTTTTATTAGTGGGGTATCAAATCCAGAAGTTCAAAAATATTCTGGAAATATTCTTTATGTCGATAATAGACCTTCGATAACAAGATCTATAAACCAAAGAGAAGATATTAAAGTAGTGTTGCAATTCTAACAAACCATGCCAAAAGAAACTAATTTAAATGTATCCCCATATTTTGACGATTTTGATCCAGAAAAACAATATTATCAGGTTCTTTTTAAACCAGGATTACCAGTACAAGCAAGAGAGTTAACCTCTTTACAGTCCGTACTACAAAATCAAATTGAGCAGTTAGGAAACCATTTATTTAAAGAGGGTTCTGTAGTTATACCTGGTCAAATTAATTACAATAATAGTCTTTTTGCAGTAGAAGTAGAATCAGAATATCTCGGAATCCCCTTTGCAAGTTATGCTAGTGAGTTGCTAGGTAAGGTAATAAGGGGAGAAAATTCTAATGTAAGTGCAAAGGTAGTTCTAATAATAGGTCCAGAATTTTCGGAAAGAGGATATCATACAATTTATATAAATTATCTCAGTTCTGGAACTGATGAAAGACAAGCATTTGCTAATGGGGAAACATTATTATTAGAAGAAAATTTAGTATTAAATAATTTAAACTTCCAATCTGGACAAGGATTTGCTATTACTGCACCTACAGATTGTACTAGTACTGGTTCTGCACTATTTTTATCAGAGGGAATTTATTTTCTTAGAGGATCTTTTGTTAAAGTTGATGAGCAAGTATTAATATTAGAGCCACACGCAAATAATCCATCCTATAGAGTTGGATTTGAAATATTAGAGGAAGTTATTACTTCTTCTCAAGATCAATCTTTAAATGATAATGCTAAAGGATTTAATAATTATGCAGCACCAGGTGCTGATAGATTAAAAATAACTGCATCTCTTACTAAAAAACCTTTAGATTCTGAAAAAAATGAAAATTTTATAGAATTTTTAATAGTAAGAAATGGAACAGTTTCTCATATTAATGAAACACCAGAATATAATGTAATTGTAGATGAATTAGCAAGAAGAACATATGACCAATCTGGTGATTTTTATGTAAAACCATTTTCAATAGTTTCTAGAGAATCTTTAAATGATAGTAAAGGTAATAATGGAATTTTTAATTCTAATCAGTTAACTTATGGTAATTTAACACCAAATTCTAGCTTGGGTGTTTACAAAATATCTCCAGGTAAAGCATTCATTAAGGGATATGAAGTAAACGTAAGAGGAGTTACTTTTCTAGATTTTGAAAAAACAAGAACTACAAAAACTTTAGAGAATCAAAAAATAAATTTCATTACTGGACCAACATTAACTTTAAACAGAGTTTTTGGTGCTCCAACAATTGGATTTACAACCGATAATACAATTAGTTTAAGAGACCAAAGAATAGGTGTAGCACATTCAATATTTGCAGGAAAAGAAATTGGTGTTGCTAGAGTATATGATTATGCCTTAGAATCTGGTTCTTATTCTTCTTTTGACCAAAATCTAAATGAGTGGGATATTGCACTGTATGATATTCAGACTTATACTGAAATTACATTAAATGAACCTTTAACATTAACTGCACCAACTTTTATTGAAGGAAAATCTAGCGGTGCAACTGCATACTTAAGATATAATACCACTTCTGGAATTATAACCGCATATAATGGTCAAGGAAAATTCATTTATGGTGAAAAATTAATATTTAATGGAATCGAAGGAAACCGAGTATCTACAGCAATTACTGCTTATAGTATTGATGATGTAAAATCATTATACTCTTTAGTTGGATCTGGCATTACATTTAACGCGGATGTCAAACCACAATTAAAATTATCATATGGTCAAGTTAGAATATCTCCAAAATCTGGTGCAGCACCAGGAATTTGTACAGTAACTTCAAATGATTTAGTATTTTTAAATGCAGTAAAGCCTGGTGATTTAGTATCATTTACAAATCCAGCAATTAATAATGCACAATTAAAAACGTTTGCAAAAATTGTAAGCGTAACTGATGATTTTAACATTATAATTTCTGGAATAACAACAGTATCTAACATATGTGATGGTGGATTACCAACATCTCAAATTACCCCTGTAGATTTTTCTATTTTAAAATCTAAATTCCAATCATCATCAGATAATACTTTATATACACCATTACCTAAAAAATGGATATCTAATGTTAATTTAACAAATTCTAATTTGACAATTAGAAAAGAATTTGATGTAACTATTACTGCAAATACAACTAATACTATTCAAGCCGATGAAGATGAATTTTTCTTACCTTTTGATGAAGAAAGATATGTTTTAGTAAATTCTTCTGGGTATATTGAGCCATTAACTCCAGATAAATTTAGATATACTAATGGAAACAGAGAAATAAGAATCTTTGGTGTAAACAGTGTTGGATCAGCAAGATTAATTGCAACTCTAGAAAAAATCAATATAAAAAATAAAGTAAAAAATATAAGTAGAGTAAATTCAATAATTGTTAATAAATCAAATCTTGCCCAATCAGGAATTGGTTCTACAACACTAAATGATGGATTATCTTATGGAAATTATGGATATGGATTAAGAGTTCAAGATAAAGAATTGTGCTTGTTAGTTCCAGACGTAACTAAGGTATATGGAATTTTTGAATCTTCAGACACCACAGATCCAAAATTACCAAGAATATCATTGTTCAATTTAAATGGACCTACTGGAAGAGTTGACGATTTAATAATAGGTGAAGAGTTTATCGGTAGAGAAAGTGGTGCTGTTGGTATATTTGTAAACAAAGTAGACAGTTTGAATTTAGAATTTATATACTTAAATGAATTAAGATTAAAGTTAAATGAAACCATAGAGTTTAAAGAAACAAGTATTAGAGGTGTTGTTAATGGATTTGTTGAAGGTGATTCAAATATTACAAATAGATATCTTTTAGACAGTGGACAAAAAGAGACTATTTGCGACTATTCAAAATTGATTAGAATTACTAATAATAAAGAACCAAAAAGAAAATTAAGAATTATATTTGAAGCATCCCAATATTCATCTTCAGATAGTGGTGATTTAACAACAGCATCTTCATATGATCAAATAAATTACTGCGACTTACCTTTAATTAATGATAGTACTAGACTTACTGATATTTTAGATATTAGACCAAGGGTATTACCATTTAATCCAGAATCTAGTGTTTCACCATTCGAATTCTTTGGCAGAACTTTTTCAGAAGAGAATAATTCATCAAAAAATATAATTGCATCTGATGAATCTATAACTTTAACTTATTCATTCTATTTACCAAGAATAGATAAAATTTATTTGAATAAGAATAGAAGATTCCAATTAATCAATGGTATTCCTTCAGAGAATCCATTACCACCAATTCCAATTGACGATTCATTGGAAGTTGCAACAATAAATCTTCCACCATATATTTGTAACGCTAATTCTTTAGATATATCATTAAAACAGCATAAGCGTTATAGAATGCAAGATGTTGCCCAACTTGAAGATAGAATCAAAAACTTAGAATATTACACCGCATTATCATTATTAGAAACAAATACAGAAAATTTATTTGTACCTGATGAAAATGGATTATCTAGATTTAAATCTGGAATTTTTGTAGATAATTTTTCAACTAGAAATTCTCAAGTAAAAGTAGGTCCAGTAAAAAATAGTATTGACCCAGCAAATCTAGAATTGAGACCTTCACCATTCACAACAGAAATTGATTTACAAATAGGTTCTAAATCACTTATTGGTATTGGTACTACCGCATCCCCAATTGCAGACACAAAATTTGTAAATGATCTCGTTGGAAATAATGTAAGAAGAACTGGACAATTAATTACACTGGATTATGATGAAGTAGTTGAAATAAAACAACCCTTTGCGACAAGAGTTGAAAACGTAGTTCCTTACTTAGTAATATCTTATAAAGGAACTATTGAATTATTCCCATCTTCTGATATTTGGATAGACCAAGTAAGATTAGAACCACAAAGATTAGAATTAGACCTGTATACAGAGTCTAGAGAAGAATTAATACATTCTGGTTTCGATCCACAAACAGGTTTAACTCCAGTAACATGGGATGCTTGGGAAGCTACTTGGACAGGTAGTACTACATCAGTACAAAATTCTGCAGTATTTGCTGGATCTACTTCTAATCAAATAGGAAGAACTATAACAACAACAAATACTTTCCGAAATATTCAAACAACAACAGTAACTAGAACTGGAACTGAAACTAGATCTGGTTCTCAATTGAGATTAGCTGAACAAGTTGATGTTGTTAATGAAGGAGATAGAGTTGTTAGCACTTCTGTCATTCCATTCATGAGATCTAGGAATGTTGAATTTACTGGAAAATCATTTAGACCTTTTACTAGACTATACACATTTTTTGATGGTGTAGATGTAAATAGATTTGTTTTACCAAAATTAATTGAAATTGAAATGATCACTGGTAAATTTAATGTTGGTGAGATTATAACTGGTAGAATGTCAACTGGAACTGAAACTGAAATTAATGACTCTACTCCATTTATAACTTTTAGAGTTGCAAAATCAAATCATAAGTATGGTCCTATTTCCAATCCTACAGATACATTTACTGTAAGTCCATATAATCAGTCATATACAATTCCAGAAGAATATTCTAGTTCTTCAATTCTTCTTAATGTTGATACTGCATCACTATCAGATATAACTCAAGGTTTGTATAGAGGATTCATACAAACAGGTATGAGATTGAGAGGTGAAGAGGGTGAAGCAGTTATAACAAATGTAAGATTGTTTACAGACCATGTAGGGACTCTTATAGGTTCATTCTTTATTCCAAACCCAAATATTATATCAAATCCATCTTTTGAAACTGGAATTAAATTATTTAAATTAACAAGTAGCTCTACAAATAGTTCTGTTGGTGGACTTGTTAGCACAGATGGTGAAGAGCAATATTTTGCTCAAGGTACAATTAATAATCAACAAGAAACTATTAGAACTACTAGAAAACCAAGATTTGATGAAGAGACAGTAAGTGAATCTAGAGCGGCAGTAGATGTACAATCAACTACTGCAGTAAGTACATTTACAACTGTTAGTACTATTACATTACCACCACCACCACCACCAGATCCACCATGGGGAGGAGACCCACTAGGACAATCATTCTTTATTACTAATAATACTGGAGTTTTTGTAACTGCTGTTGATGTTTTCTTTAATACTAAAGACGAAACACTTCCAGTAACAGTTCAGCTTAGACCTGTTGTTAATGGTGTTCCATCTACAGAAGTATATCCATTTGGTGAAGTTGTTGTTGAATCTAAAGATGTTGTTACTTCTTCAGACGGTTCATTACCAACTAAAGTATTATTCCCTTCCCCAATTTATTTAAATCCAAATTCAGAAAATGCTATTGTATTATTAGCACAATCATATGAATACACTGTTTGGATTTCTAGAATGGGTGAAATTGACATTGGTACTTTATCTCAACCAGAATCTAGACAGGTTCTAGTTTCTGCACAACCAATGCTTGGTTCTTTATTCAAGTCACAAAATGGTTCCACTTGGACACCTAGCCAATATGAAGATTTAAAATTCAATCTATATTCGGCAAGATTTAAGGGTAGTAATGGATCTATAACATTCTATAATCCAGAATTATCAGAAGGTAACGCACAAATTGCAACTCTATTAAAAGATTCTTTAGAATTTAATGCTAAAAAAATTATTGTAACTTTAAATGATACTGTAGATTTATCTGGAGTAGATTTGGGTAATACTATTATTCAAATGAATAATAATGCTTTTGCAAATTATGTTGGTGCTGGTGGTTCTGCTTCTGGAAATTTAAATATTGTTAATCCTGGTATTGGATATACACCATCTAATGGTTCATCGTTTACATTCACTAATATTCCTCTGGTATCTTCTACTGGAAATGGTAAAAATGCGACTGCTAATATTACTATTGGAACTGTTAATGGATTAAATGGTGTTGCTATTGCTGCAACAATATCCAATGGAGGTTCTGGTTATCAAATTGGCGATGTTCTTACAGTTGAACAAATCGGTTCTGAGTCATTAGGAAGAAATTTACAGTTATCATTATCAAATATTTCTGGAACTAATGAACTAATTTTAGATCAAGTTCAAGGTGAATTTAAAATTAATGGGGCAATGCCTATACAATATGTTGATAGTGTTGCTGGAATTACTACAATTTTAACTACTTCTGGTCCAAATGCAGTAATTACCGATTTAGAACTTTATTCCCTTGAGACAGATGGTTTACATATTAAAGTAAATCATAAAAATCATGGTATGCATTCTGAAATTAATAAAGTTCAGATTAATCATGTTGATACTGATATAACACCTACCATATTGACTGCAGACTATACAAATTCTGACACTGGAAGTATCAGTATTGCAAGTACTACATCTTTCACAACGTTTGAAAATGTTTCGGTTGCTTCCACAAATCCAGGATATGTTTTAATAGATAATGAAATAATTTCATATACTGGAGTTGGTGATGGACAATTAATAGGTATTACTAGACAAATAGATCAAACTAGATCTTACAACTATCCTACTGGTTCAATAGTTAAAAAATATGAATTGAATGGAGTTTCATTAAGAAGAATAAACAAAACTCATGATTTACAAGATTCCCTAGTACAAAGACCAATAGGATTAGATTACTATTATATTAAACTTGACACATCATCAAATGGAACTGATAGAAATAGTGGAAATGGATTTGAAAAACTATACATTAATGAATCCAAATCTTCTGGTGGCAATTCAGTAAAAGCATCACAAAATATACAATATGAAATAGCAAGACCAATAGTTCAAACATTAGTTTTATCTGAAACTAACATTCGTTCATCAATTAAAACTGTAACTGGAACTAGTATTGATGGTGATGAAGTATCATTTATTGAATCTGAAATACTTCCATTAAATATAACAGAAAATACATTCTTCGATACTCCAAGAATTGTTGCATCTAAGGTTAATGAAACTGATAAATTGTCCAGTTTACCTGGAAATAAATCATTAAGCGTTACATTTAACCTATCTACTTTAAATAATACAGTATCTCCTGTTATTGATTTAGATAGAGTTGGATTAATTTTAACAACTAATAGAGTAAATAATGTTATTGACGATTACGTAAATGATAGTAGAACATCTTCAATATACGAAGATCCAACAGCTTTCATTTACACTAATAAGTTGATTTCTCTAGAAAATTCTGCATCATCTATTAAAATTTTATTATCTGCCTATGTAAATGTTTTTAGTGAAGTTAGAGCATTTTACACCATATCTAATAAATTAGAAACAAACCCAATTTATTATCCATTCCCAGGATATAATAACTTAGATGTAAATGGAAAAGTGATTGATATCTTTAATAGTGATGGACTACCTAATAAGTTAGTACCAAAGACAGATGTTCTTGGTTTTGGTAATAATGAAGTTACCTTTAGAGATTATGAATTCTTTATTGATAATTTACCAGAATTTAGATACTTCGGTATTAAATTAATTGGAACATCTACAAATCAGGCACATCCACCAAGAATAAAGGATTTACGTGTAATTGCATTGGCTTAAAATGGATAAAAAATATTTAAAAGTTGAAGGTCATAGTCATTTAGTTCGTGATGTACAATCAAATGCAATAATTAATATGAACAAAGATGGTTATCAATC